TTGGTAACTGTTCCGTTACCACCGCCACCTGACCCACCGCCTGCTACCTTAAGCATGATTGCTCCTTAGAGTCCATCGCCCGGCGTGATGTAGATCGTAGCCGTGCCGCTAGAAGTAATGCCAGTAAAGTAGGCGTTTGGCACAAAGGTAAGAATCTCATCAGTCGATGGCAACAGCGGGAATGATTGTCCAGTGGTTGTGACTATGCCTGCCGCATTGTTTGCATCAGAAACAGTCGTGCCGTAACCGAGAAATACTGTGATCGTGCCAGTGTTGATGACACGGTACTGGTTGCCGCCCAGAGTGCTAGACAAACATTGAACGGCAGTAGGAGCAGCAGTGTTAGCAACAAACGCTACGGTATTGCCCGTCTTGGTAAACGCATTAAGACCCATTTGTCACCTCAATCCAAGTTTGTGTTGCTTCATCCCAAGAATACATTCCTTCAGTCGGCATAGGAACTGGCGGTTGCCATTGGCAGGTAGCTTCATCTATCATCCAAGACGGATAAGGCTGCGGAGGAATGAAAGCGTCACGCCCTGCATCGTAGGTGTAGCCGATTCCAGCATAGTTCTTGCAAATGTTTCCGTTGTAACTGGTTTGCTTCCAGTTGCCGTTAAGCAGCGATTGACAAAATGCAATGCCTTTGGCTTCGCTTTCTGTTCCGTTATCTATCAATTCAGCATCTGATACAACAATGATTTGCGTAACAATATTGTTTTCATCAATTTGTGCAAAATGAGCCATGTTTCCCTCAATACGAAATGATGACAATGCCTGAACCGCCAGTCCCACCGTCAGACCTTTGATTGCCCGAATATGTATAGCCGCCGCCGCCGCCGCCGCCACCGGTGTTTACCGTTCCATTTGTTCCTGTGACACTTGCATCTTTTGCGCCGCCGCCACCACCACCTGATCCTCCACTTGACCCTGTTGCTTGGCTTGCTGATCCACCACCGCCACCGCCTGCATAAGATGCAGATGCGCCAGAAATCGTAGACGTTCCTCCGGTTCCACCCGCACCACCTACGTTTGCGGTTGAGCTTGCCCCAATAGTAACAAAGCCACCGCCGCCGCCGCCTGACGCAGTATTTGTTGCGCCACCATTATTACCTTGCGATGGAGTTGTGCTTGGCGTGTTTCCTGTTCCTGAGTTTCCACCACCCGATCCGCCATTGTTTCCGGTACTGTTTCCACCGCCACCACCGCCGCCGCCAGTCGATGTGATTGAAGAAAATACAGAGTCCGATCCATTGGTTCCATTAGAATCTCCACTTGAGCCGCCTGGGCCACCGCCACCAACTGTGACTGTGTAAGTGTTCCCAGGCGTTACTGATAGAGTCCCCGTTCGATAACCGCCACCACCGCCACCACCTGCATGAGTTCTCCCGCCGCCACCGCCGCCTGCAACAACAAGATAATCAACTGAAGTAACACCAGTTGGCGCAGTCCATGTTGTTGAGGACGTAAACGATTGAATTGTTTTTGGCTTTATGCCACCAGCCCGAAAAAAGTTTTTTGCCGCAAACATTACTTGTAACCCTGTGAAGCTGCGCCAAACCAAGCCGAACCATCAGCCACAAAAGTTACTACATCGTAGCTAGATGCGTTAGTAGTAAGGGTTGGGGCTGTGTTTGCAGCCCACTTTACGCCGGTAAACGTGCCGGTCAAATTGCCAGCGCCAGTGTTAATGATGACCATGAACGATTTGCCAGCAGTTGCAGTAGGCATTGTGAAGGTGCAGTTGGCGGTCAAAGTAAATGACTGAACGGTTGCCACATTCAACGAGATAGTCTGAGCCGTGCTGGTATTTCCAACAGCAAGGAATCCCTCAGTGTAGTTGTTGACCTGCGTGTTGGTCAGCGTGACGTTGCCTAGGCTTGTCGTTGTGTTGCCAAGGTAGACGGAAGTGTTGCCTAGCGTAATCGCTGTGGCAAAGTTTTGGTCAAGCTGTGACAGTGGAATTGCGGCAGACGCAGTTGCAAAGATATTTGGAACAGCCATTAGAACCTCGCTCTTAGTTCGTGTTCAAACTCAAAACCGTTGACAGTGAATCCAGGTGTATTGGATGTCAAGGTTTGACCCAGATATTTACCCCATTGTTCTGCATCAGTCTTAAATAGCGTATAGCCAGCGCCAATCCACGGTATTTGCGTAGTGGAATTGTTTGTCCACGGGATTGTCTGATTAAGATAGTTGTACCAAGTTGCATAGTTTACAAGCGTGTAGCTTGGGCTGCTACCGACCTCGCTGTCCACGGTGACGTTCAACGTGCCGCCGGTAGTCAGCGTTGCCTCAATGCCAATCTTTAGAGCCTGCTTATCTCTGATTGGATCACCCATGGGCATCAACGCCGTCTGAATTGTGCTGGCAGTATTGGCTGTGCTGTTTCCGTACAGCTTGTAAAGGGCGTTGCTATCCGTGCCGTATAGAGTAATCAAGCCGCTAACCGGAACGGAAGTTACATAATTGAGCGTGTCACCCTGGCTAGTAAAGAACCATTTTTTCTCAAAAAACACGGCCTGAACAAACCGCGAACCGCCGTAATAGTTCTGCTTGAAGTTGAATGCCGCGCACAGAATGTTGTTGACCAGAACCTGCCCAGCCGTAATCGGGTAGGTGAAGTCGATGGTCGGAAACACGCCGTCCAGTGCGTCTGAAATTTTGCTGGTGGTCGAGCCAACTAGGGCGTACACCCCGTAATCGTTCAAAAAAAGCACGGAACGAAAGTAAGGAAAAATTGTGTCTTTGCGCTTAGAACCTACCGAGGCGCTGACGTTGGTGTTAGTAAACAGCGTCAGGCCGGCAGTCGTGACCCGGACATCCGAGAACACGTTGATGCTGTCATCACCAAAGATGTACAGAAAGTTGTTAGCAGACAAAATCTGCTGGATGTTGCCGTGCAGCGTGGAGTCTGTCAGCAGGATGTTGCCAGCCGAGATGCTGGTGAAATCGCTGTACGAGCCGGCTGCCGAGTACGCCACCGTCCGTCCATAAGCCACCCAGACGCGCCCAGAGAACGAGGAAATGCCTACGTTGTCGTTGATGTTGATGACAGCCTTGGCAGTCGCGTTACTGCCGCCACCGCCGGTAATGGTTGCCGTGATGTTGGCAGAGTTGGTGTAGCCCGATCCTGGATTAACCATCAGAACCTGGGTAAGTTGACCGCCAGATAACACGGCTTGCGCTGTAGCGTTAGCCCCGCCTCCTCCAGCAATCGTGACTACGGTGTTAGACACGTTGGTGTAACCGCTACCACCGTTGGTAACTAGGACTGTCACTGTGCCTTTTTTGAAGGTCACAATACCTGCAACCGCATTTGCGCCTGTGCCGCCGCCCCCAGACAGAGTTACGGTAGGCGCTACGGTATAGCCTGTTCCAGCTTCCGACAAATTGATCGTTGTTACCGCGCCACCAGAGATGGTAGCTGAGGCAAGAGCTTGGACACCATTGGCGTTGTTTGGGGCGCTGATCGTGACCGTAGGAATGGCAGTGTAGCCAGAGCCTCCGGCAATGACCGCAATCGAGCCAACAGACCCTACAAAAACTAAATTTGTACCATCCCAGGTGTAGTACCCGTTTGCTGGATCAAGGATGAGTGCGCGTTCGTCTTTCCACTGTCCAACCTCTACGCCAGCCGCCGAGAATGTTCCGGTAGTAGCTACGTTACCTTTGGCAGAATCGGTGATGTTAAAAAATTCGCACCTTCCATCAGCTTCAAACGCAAGGATGTAATCCTTGTTGCTAATAGAACAGGAAAATAAATTTGTGACGTTGCTTGCAAAGGTAACTGCTGCATTGCCAGAGTCAACTACCGTGCTGCGGTTGTTAATGATCTTGATGTTAGCAAAACCAACAGGTTGGGCGTTTTCAATCCAAGCAAATTCCGTCTGGTCGATAGCCGTCCGGTTGGCCTTGGTATTGACCCCTTTGAACTCTTTGACAACCTGATAGGATTTTTTTTGTTCAGCAGCAGCCATATCAGTACGGAGTCGAGTAAGGGTTGGGTATCCTTCTGGTGTACGTTGTCGTTAAGACAGATTGTGCCTGTAGCTGATATTGCTGCTTGAAAATCTCAGCTTCGCCATAAGATTGTTCTTTGAACTTGGCCTTGTAACAAGCATAGAACGCCACCGGGGTAGTCCACGGGTCAGGTATCTGGTCTACTTCCGTGCCGCTAGTTAGCGGTGTCGGGAGGATGACCGTATCGCATTCCATGGTGTAAGTCTGGTCGGGAAGCGGGCCAATGTAGACACTGGTCGGCCCGTACATGGAAAAGGCAACTGGTTGACCAACGTAATTTTGATAGTAACGTAACTGCGCGTTGAATTGCGTCCAAGGCATATAGCGCATTGGAACGCGAGTGTTTCCCCAATACAGGTTGATGTTCAACACATCCATGGTCTGCATTGCTTCTGGAAAGTCAGTCAGAAAGGTATAGACCTCTTGACTTGTAACAGCCGTGACCGTCTGTATTTTTCGCAGACATCCGGTATCTCTGACTAAACGCTGACGAGCGTTGTTGATGTAGTCAGTCAGTTCATTGTCAGAATAGAAGTTGCCATTAGCATCATGGAGCAACCTGCGACATTCTGTAATGTAGCCCGAAAGAGTTTGTGACATCTGTATCCCATTATGCAGTCAAGGATAGGAGTTTTCCCCCCGCCCGCTTTGCAACGGGAAGGGGTACTTGTTCCACCACCGGGGATAAGAAGTGGTCTTGTTGCGGCGCTTCCTCGACAATCACAAAGTTTGCCAGCCTTTTCAAGGCATCAGGAATTTCATTACTGGTCAAACAAAGCCCGAGGGGGGCCAAATACGGTTCCTTATTATTGTCACCGTATCCGAATATGTGACGCGCTGCCTCTATCGGTATTTCGACAGTTTCATTTGTTGGGAACGAAACGTCTTTGCCGCGATAGTCAACGACAAGAGGTTTGAAATTCTTGTTAGTCACATAGACGGTTGTCATTACAGGCTCACCACATCGCCAAACACGGATATATCGCAAGTGCCAGCAACGGCAGTATTGACTTTCACAAACAGAGCACTGGCGGTGTAGGTGCTAGTTGCAGTACCTGCTGCCAGTGTCATGTCTTGGAAAGTAGTGTTGCTGGTCACATTCGACAGCAGGACGTTACCAGTTACCGCATTCGACACGTTCCCGTCCGAGGAGGTCAGGATCGTGACGTTTGCGGTATTGATGGTTGCGTTTGCGTTCATCACCGTGATTTGGCGAATGATGTATTGCGTACCACCCAGAATAGCAATAGTTGCTACCGCATTTCCAGTAGCAGCCAAAGACACGGTTTGGGCTTCGCCCACAGCGTATCGGCTAAATTTATCCGGGTAATTTGCGCCTACATGATTCGCTATCATGGTGACTCCTTATGTGTTGTAAGTACCAGTGGAGTCTTGACCGCCGTTGATGGTCACCAGAGTTGCGGTGGTATTGGCGTTGACTGCTTTCGCAGCTACGTTAGTACCGTCCGAAACAAAGAAGCCGCCAGTGTTGTTGGCAATCAAAGTACCCCATGCAGCGCCACTGTACATAACAACGCTAACGTTGGCTTGTGCATTCATCATATATGCACCAGCAGTAATCACGGTTCCGTTGCCGGTCGTGACTGCCGCAACCGTAGTGGTTTGCAGATAAGCTGAAGCGGTGTTGGTTGTAGTATTCGCAACCAGAATTTTATTGAGTGCAAGTGCCATGGCTTTTTCTCCTTATAGCGTGAGTGAGTTATAGCCGGTCACTTGGGTCATTGACTTAGGCTTGGTGTTTACCAATTCGGCAATCATCAAGACCGCGCCAACGTAACCAATCTGCCAGTTCGGGAGGGTGGACTCAAAGCCCGTAAACACAAACGAACCTTGGTCGTGGATGTACAACGACAGGTAGTTGGTGTTAATCAGGTAGAGTTTACCTTCCGGGCAGTACGGATCGGGATAGATTGGAACGCCAGCAACCATCAGGGCGCGGAACGCAGCCTGCGGGCCGTTGGAGTCGCTATCAAAGCCGCTGCCGGGGGTGATGACGTATTGCTCTTGACCCACATAATCCTGAGCCAGCAGCGTCCAAGTACCGAAGCCGCACACGCCGAACGAGGGCATTTCTGCGCCGTTCTTGACCGTGCCGCTAATGTACTGAAGTACGTTCTGACGAGTCGGGTTGACCGAGCCGGCAGCGTACTGTTTGGACTGCCACCAGGTGTAGGTGGAACGGTCAATGTTGCCGTAGTTACCGGCGGCAGGGTTGCTAGAAGAAATAGCCCCTGGCAGACCGATAAACTGCTGAGTGTTCGTGGTGTTGTTGTACAGAGCCGTAGCCATTGCGTCCATCATTACGTTGGTCGCATCGTTCATACGGGCTTCGATCAACGGTATTACCGCATGATCTTGCTGCACAGCACCTTCCATTCCGAGGAACGGAACGGGCGCAATCATCAGCTTGAGGTTGAATTCAGCGTTGTACGCGCCTTGCTGAACGCTAGGCTGTGCAAACGATCCGCTGTAGTCAGACCACTGAGCATTGACAAACTGCGCTCCCTGGACGGGAACGGTGACAGATGACACACCACCGGAAGCCTGCTGACTGTTTGCAATCAGTGCCGCCATGAGGGGAGTCGAGTTGTAAAGCTGGACAACCAGTTTCGGGATAAACGCACGCCGAGTGACATAAGTCAGTTCGGTGTACTGGGTAGAACCCGAAGCCGGAAGAATACCGCCGCCGATAGGCATGGTTCATCTCCGAATTAAAAATATCCCCTGATACTACTTAAATCCCGATGGGCCGCGAAGTTTTCCGCAACTCAGCGAGTGCTTT